TTATTTGTTGAGTTGCTCCTACATTGGCATATATTTGTCTATTTTTATATAAATTTCCACCAACAACTTCCCACAAATTATTATTATTATCTATTGTAGATGCATTTCCATATATTCCTAATAATACATTATTATTGTCAATTTCTATTCTATTAATACCAGAATCTAAAGAAAAACTACCCTGCGATATAAATTCTCCTAGTTGATTTATTTTTAAAAACGATTTAACAGTATTATCATAAAAATAAAAATTTTGATCCGAATCTAATTCTATCTGATCTATGTTTGTTATTACAGATGATGGTAAGTTTGAAATAGAAGCAACAATATTATTAATTGGGTTGTATTTTATACCTGTTTTTTTCTTTGAATCAAAAACCCAATAACTATAGTCCGGAAGTCTTTGAATAAATGAGTATGAACTATTGTTATTAACAGGAAGTGGAATTTCAGAAAGTTTTGTAAATTTATAATTTATATTATAAACAACCGCAGATGCTGTGTTTATAATTGTAAATATGGGAACGTTTAAAGCACCATCATTTATAAGTCCAAATCCGCTTTCATAGTAGTTTCCAAAAATTTGATCTCCATATATATTGTTCCAATCATCTACATTCAACCACATTGAAATTGTAAATTTAGATTTTTGTAATAACGAAGTTTTTGAAGGAAAAACCGCATGATTTGTCCCGTTTAATATCCAATAATCTTTTTTAAAGTTTTCAGGAGTGTTAAAAAATACCAATCCGTTATTTTTATAATTAGAATCATCTATTAATGGAGATGAAAGCCAACTTGTTATACTTAAAACGTTTGCTCCTTGTGGATTGTTTATATCACTATCCAAATGTTTTATGAAATCTATACTATTTTGTTTTCCACTTCTATCATATTTGTATAAAACTCCAGGTTCCAGTATTATAGAAGAAGGAACGTCGAATGTAAATGGAACATTGGCAGATAGTGATTGGTTATATACAATAGTTTTTGCGCTCAACGCTTGGTCTAAAGTATAGTATGCAGAATTATAATAACGATCAAACCATAGTTTACTTCCTAAGTTTGTTCCAGATAGCCATGAACATAACCAAGTATTGTCATATTTAGTTATGCTTTTAGGAAGTGGTCCTCCGGGTATCTGCTCTTCATAGTTTGTTCTATATATTGATATTCTGTCCGAAGTAAATGGAACTTCTCCTGCTATAGCACCGTCCTCTATCAAACCAACCGAACTTAACGGTTCTCTTTTACAAGTTGGAGGATAGTAAAACAAATTTTCATTATCCGTTGTAAATGTATATTCTTTTGTATCAGATTGAAATCCTAAAAATATTTTATCATACCCTTTGTTTTGATTTGTTCCGGAAAATATTTTATTATATATCCTTCTTATAGAAGGAGATGCTGTTAGTAAGGGATTTGCTGTTGTGTATTTATATTCCGGAGTTTGATAATTTTTAAGTCCTTGTATTTGAAAATCATATAAACATTCTTTTTCTTGTATATCTGGATTCTCTATAGGAAATAATCCTAAATAATTCTGTGATAACAAATTTTCATTTAAAAATGAATAATCTATTTCTAAATTGTTTTCATTTTTTGTTGGATCTGTTTTATATTTTACGATATAACTATCATATACACTATTATCGGTGTTTAATATTTTTTTATCGTAAGATGTAAATTTTAAAATTGATTTTTCAGGAAGATTATTTGTTGAGTTTAAACTAATACTAGAAAGTACTAAAGTATTAGAAGTATCATTTTTTATTAAAATATTAGTATAATTCTTTTTATATTCAAACAATACTATAGAATTATTTCCTAAAAAATAATCAAATTTTTGATTATCTACTGGTGGGTGTTCTTCGGTTTTAAAACTAATACCATTTACTCCTATATAATCAGAAGTTAGAACTCTTCCATATATATTTTTAACAACTACATAATCATTTTTAAACAAAAATTCTATTGTATCGCTCTTTGAAAAGTTTAATTGTTCACTATCTTTTAAAACCGTTGAATTGTTTAATATAGAGGAATTTGCGTTATATATAGTATAAACATTATTTTGAGATGAAGTTATAGGGCTTTCTATTTTTGTTAATTCATTAGTTATAGAAGGATTTACATTATTCTTTAAAAAATAAGAATTATATAAAAAATTTGTCAAAAAAGTACCTGTTTTTTTATTAAATGTAAAGTCATTTGAATTTTTTAAAAATGTATGCAAATAGAAATACATTCCATTATCAAATAATACTGGAATTTTTTTAACATTAACTTGATCTCCAACAACATTAAAATTTACGGGTTTCCAATACGTTGATTCTAATTTGTTGTATATATTAAAAATTGCTGCCATTTAATATATTTAGAGACAACGGACAAATAATCTTTACGTTGTTGCAATATATATTCCAGATATTGAAGGTTTTTGTTCTTGGATGAAACCACTCCAAGAACTAATTCTATACACAATACTATCTCTTGTTAAAAGACCATATCCTGCTTCATTTTCTACTATCACATCCAAATAAGAATCATACGGAGGTGTTTTTTCATGTATATTATAAAAAATCTCATCCGGTATGTCAAACTGTAAAACATTTTCACTAAATACTGTAAATTTAGGTAATAAAGTTGCAGAAAATGGAGGATTTTTAACATCTAAGTGCTCTACACCAGTGAATGGATTGAAATAATTGTAACTTAATCCTTGAAATATGCTTATATCGCTTCCACTTAGGTATAAAGATCTTAATTGATAAAAACTTTTTCCAGAAATTATAATATTTTTAATTTGTGTAGAAGATAATTCAGGAGTTGTCACATATATATTATATGGAAATACATCTGCTGCACTTGGTTTTGCGTATACTAAAACTCTTGCGTCCATAATTTATAATTCTGGTAAATTAAAATAATCTTTCGTTGGATTATTAGAATTAAAGAATTTTTCATCTATTGTATAAATTCTTTTAACTATTTCATCGGTTTTTTTGAATAGCCATCCCTTTATTGTAAAAGATGTATCAGCGGATATTCTGAATGCTTGCGTAGGCCCGATATCACTTGGATATTGAACGTTTGTTTGTCCGCTCCACAATACTTCAGATCTTATTTCAAAATTTTTAGCAAATGGCAATTTCCAAGAAATTATTATATAAGGATCACAATATGGAATAAAATTAGATAATATCTGATCCATATCTGCTTGGAATTTAGTAACTATTGTCATATTCACACCAATATTTACAGGAACTGGTTGTGGAATATTTTTTACATAATTTCCATATTCTATATCAAAATTAGGAACTGTAAATCCTTCCAATTTATTAAAAACTCTATTATTGTCTCTTGATATACCATTTATACTAACTGCAACACAAGGAACCGTTAGCCCGCCTGGTGCTGGTGTATTTAAAGTGGCATATAATCTTTGTTTTGGGGAATATACAAAATTTACTTTAAATCCACTCATAGGAGATACTGTTGTATCTTCATTATCATATCTTTTAATAACAATGTCGTTAAAAGCTGCTACAAACTGCTCTAATAATGTTTGCGCTTCAAAATGGAAAGTATAATTCTTCACTTCCTATATTTATCACGAAATACGTTCTAAAAAATGTTTAGGCAATAAATGTTTATTTGAAATGATAGAATTTACCGCATTTGCATCCAAAATATAAGTTACAGAATGATCTTCATCTGATCTAGTACATCTTCCACACATTTGAATCAAATTATCCAACATCTTCATCATGTAATATTCTTTATTCTTGTCGTATATCTTTTTAATTCTCTTAGAGCTTAGTGGAAGAAAGGGAGCTTTCAATATTATCTGAAACCTTCCTAAGTCACCATCCAAACTGATTCCAGTATCTAAAGAGGGACTTACCAAAATTGTATCATCATCAATTCTTGATTTATGCTCTTTCAGAATATCTTCATTTGTATTTCCTATTTCCCTAAAAATGAACCTATCATCACCAGCAACCTTCCTCTTTATTTCTTCGGCTATTTTATTTGTATGGGTATGTATAACTCCCTTTTGTCCCTTGTGGCATTTACAAAGCTCTACAGCGGCTTCTATTATTCTTGGTAAGTCTTTATTATTGTTTTTATATGAAAGACTGTATTTCCTAGATGTTTTAATAGGAGATTTGCTTGAACTGAACGAAGAAGAAGCTTCTATGAATTCATACTGACCTTCTTGTATGCCCAATGTTTTTGCAAATTGTTTGGGATTGGAAATAGTAGCGGACATCATTAAAATCATATCTGCACCCTTAAAAAGCATATCAGCCAATGGTCTAACATCATACGGAACAAATGTTACACCCTCAGAATCTCTGCGTTCAACCAAATATTCACACTCCTCCCAAAAATTGATAACATTTTCCAATGAATGAATCATTCCATTGAGCTTCCCCAGTCTTTGAATGTCTTTATTTTTAATTGCCTTATGCGATTCTTTTTTTTCTAGGCTGGAAAGTCTATTTTTTAACTTATCAGATTCGCTTTTTAATTTAGTATAAACATCGTTTAACCATTTTCCTGCTTCTCTATTGTCATCGCTACTCAACTTTTTAAAATCAATATCTTCAGCCAAAAGATGTGAATAACTTATTGATATGGAATACTGACCCACTAATTCAGCTTCCATATCTCCAGCCTCGTCGAATATATAGATCTCTCTCTTTCGCAAAAAACTAGGAAGATTCATAAAAGCTCTATAATTCAATACAGGATCTACTGAAGTAAATGCAGCATTTCGATTTCTATAATAAGGACATCTATCAGCAGCAAAACAAGCTTCTTTGATCTCTGGTGAATATAAACAGGGAGCAAAATCAATTGATACATTAGGATCTACATCACAAGAATAGTTCGATTTTCCCTTAACAATCACAGACTCTTTAAATAATCCCTTGTATTGATCTTGCAAGGATTTAGTAATAGTTAAAATATAACTTCCGAATGAAGTTCCATCTAAAAAATCATCTTCATACTTAAAATTTCCATTCCTGTCCTTCTTATATATCATATAAGAATCTATCAACTCTTTTCGACGAGTATCTATTGGAGTTGCGGATCTCGCAACGGATGCTGCTATATGAGATTTACCAGAACCAGTAGGCAGTGATGCTATGACAAATTTTTTACCACTAGAAAATGCTTTTGCTATTTTATTTAAAGCAACTTCTTGTTGTGGTCTTGCTTTTGCATCGGTGGGAAATGTTTTTAGGTAATTAACTAATTGTAACATCTTTGGTAGTTTTGAGGAGGTTAATGTTTGCTACTTTTCGCACACAATTACACACGGTATAACCAAAGCTTTGCGTATCCCTGCCTAAATGCCCTCTTCCATAACATTTACTACAGCTAGAAGAAGGTTTTTTGAGTAGAGGAATCTGACCACCATCCATAAGATGAAAATCTGAATCTGGAATCTCATAAAAGGTTCCAGAAAAGATACTATACATTAGAATATTATTAGGTTTTTGCATATTTTTTTCCTTTACTAAGATTATCATACCACCACAATGGTTGCAAGTTTTTATAATGACAACATTTTTTTAATTGCTCCGGATTATTTAAATCAAATAAACTAATTGGTTTAATGTGATCGATATGCCAACCCTTTTGATTATTATTATATCGGGTCATACCATCTTTAAATTGTGATTCCAAATGATTCCAAACTTCTTCAGCAGAAGCTCCAAATAATTCTAAAGGTTTCATGTAATTTTTAATTGCTTTATCTTTTAAAGCATTTTTAATTCTAGATCTTATATTTCTAACCATTTTATATATTGGATCATTTTGTAATCTTTTTTTATTATATTCTTTTTTTTGTTTATTTATTTTTTCTTTATTATTTTCGTAATATTTTTTATTATAATCTTTCCAATAATTTTTATTTTTATTAATGTATTTTTTATGACTTTCAGAAATTTTAATTTTATTATTTTGATAATAATTTCTTTTTTTTATTTTAATGGATTCTGAATTTTTTTTTCGATATTCTTTTCTTAATAATTTAATATTTTCTTTGTTATTTTTATAATGTTCTTTAAAATAATTTTTAAGTTTTTTTTATTTTTTAATCGATATTCTTTTTGATAGTTTTTTTGCATCTCATTCACGCAAATACTTACCATTTATATCAGCAGAAATCGTTAATATTGAGTTCCAAAATTTGTTAGAATTTTTTTTAGCAGAATATACTCTCAGATAATTCTCCACTTCTGGAGCTTGTTTGGCAAGAGTTTTTAATCTATAATCAAAAAACACCAAATCATCATCTTCGTGCATCTCCACTCCAAAAGGAATAGGTATTTCTATTTTCTCTCTCTTATTTTTAACAGTATCTATTACAAATGTCAAATAAAAATTTTTCTGATAAAAAATTATAAGCTTTCCCTGCTTATATGGTTTGTTATTCAATTCTAATGATATGTTTTTTTGTAATAAAAACATACATGCATTTTCTGTTGGTGTTTTTGTAATATTCATTTGCTCATAAATGTAGCTTTCTGTGAAGCTGTCATTTTTCCTAAAACTTTATCAAAGTATTCCCAAAAGGTTTTTTCAGGTTTTGTTGGAACTGTAGATACTACAAAAACATTTTCAATTGGAATATTTCTCCAATCTTGATATAGTAAATCCCAAACAGTCAATAATCCTTTAGAAGCTGCGTTATATGCAGCACCTCTTGTTGGAGGTTTGAAGTTTAGTACTTCTTTTCCTAAAGTAGAATTTAAAAGTTGAGCATCCAAAGTAGCTAGCATTCTTCTGGTTGGAGGTAGTCCAATTATTTTCAATCTTCTATTAAACTTTAATTCAACTAAATTAGAAGAACAAAGCTGTCTTAGACCATCCAATGATAGCTTCACTGTTCTTTATTTAAGAAGCCTTTGGAGTACAGATTCCAAATATTCTAGCCTCGTTCAAGAAGACAATATGTTTAAGTCCGTTTAAATTGGAAACTTGAATTCCTCTATCATTCGGAAAAACTATATGATCTCCTTCAGCAACAGTCTTGCAATTTGGTCCAGCCAATAAAATTTTTCCAACTCTCCAGACGTGATTGACAGCATTTATAGGAACCCACATGCTTCCTCTTTTTACCAAATCACCCTCTTCATTAATATCTGTATACTGAACCATTAAAATATCATCTAAAACTTTAGACAATTGCCAACCATCAAGTTCAAACGAACTACCTTTGTAGTTATCAATTTGTACTAATCCACCAATTCTATCTTCTTGTTCGGGTCTTTGCATCATAATATATATATTTAATTTACTCCTTTAATTCTGCAAGTGTTTTTTCATACATTTTTATTTCTCTTACAGAAATTTCTTTAACGATTGCTAAATTCTCATAATCATCATTACTATATTCATTTTTAGAAGTTTTTTTAATGTATGAATACTTCTTAAAAATTTTTGGTATAACTTTTCTATAAAATTTGCCTAAAGTTTTTTTATCAGAGCAAATTCCCTGTGTAGTAATCCACTTATTTGTGGTTGCATTGATAATCTGCGAAATAGATGAATCTACCATCGACAACCATCTGTTTAAAATAAATGGATATGGTATATTGTTTTCGCATTGAGGTTCATTGCCCCTTTTCTTCAAAATCCAATCCATGTGGATGAATAAATCATCATTATAAGGTTTTTTTACCATTTTAAATATTTTTGTTTAAATGTTATAGAGCTTTTCAACCATTCAGGAGAGTTCATGCTGTCTCCGAGACCAAAATGAGTAACTTTGATCGGATATACACCTATTTTTAACTTATTTCTATTAGAAATCAAGCAGAAAGATATGTCATAATGATGAAAATCAAAATCTTCATCAAATCTAGTGTTTGTTTCCAATAACTTATCAACATTTACCGCAATAAACAACCCATCGATTATTAATGCTCTTGATGGACTTGGACCAAATCCACTAGTCCAGTAATTTTTATCCTTACTATGCCCTACCTCACCAACAAATGACTCTCTAGGTGACATCAAATGCCATGCCATCATATCAGAATTTAAATTACACTGCTTTGTTCCCGCTAAACCAACAATATCATATTTTTCAAATGCCAATTTAAGTTTTTCCTCGAAAAAAAGATCTTCAATTATGACATCATCGTGTACAAAAATTAATTTCTTTCCTCTGTTCTCTTCATTTATAAAAGAATTATAAATTTTAGTTAATCCTTGTTTGTTTTCATAAATTATAGAAGAAGTATTAAAAACATTTAATTTATCCAGAGTAAGAGCAATTCCCGCCTTTTCTCTAAATTCTTCTTTTTTGTGTGCAGTTGCAACAATTATTTTATATTCTGTATTCATATTTTTATATAAATTTAACATTCACGGAGTAAATATAAATATATTATCTCACAAGTATGTATAAAATCAAGAAGAAAAAAAATGCCATATCAACTGTTCCTTGTGTTGATAAGAAAAGAAAAAAAGACGTTGATAACGTATTGAAGGGAAATGCATCAAAATTTATGAAAGACTCTATTGAAAATATTTTTAAAAAGGACAAAACATTGACAGAATCTGATTTTCCTTTTATTCGCAGCTTTTATTCAAATTTATTAAAAGAACAAGAAGAGGCAGATCCAAAACCTTCGGAAAACACATCTTCCGAAGAAGATTCTTTGGTTGATATGGAACAAAAATCTCCCAGTGGGTTTACACCAGAAAAAACAAAGCAAGATTATGAAAAATCGTTTGATTCCGAAACAAATCCAGAAGATTTTGATGTTGAGGGAATAGATCCTAATGTCTCAACTGAAAGTATTAAACAAATAAAGGAATGGTCTGGAAAATTAGATCGATTTGCAGAATTTTTAAATGATCCTTCTACCGAATCTTTACACAAGGTTTTAGCAGACAACGATAAAGCAGGTAGTTTATTAAGAGGAATCACACGTAAAGCTTCTGATAGCATTACTCGTATTGCAGGTGAAATTGAAAAGCTTAAAGAAGTTTTAAACTCTTTTGTTATTATGGCTCCGAAACGCTTAAGAGATCAAGAACAATTATAATTAAATATTTTCTAAAATAATATTATAATTTATTTCATTTAAATTTTCTTTTACAGCCCATTCATTAAAGTCCTTATAGGATACATCAGGCCATCTAAAAACGGTTTGTCCTTCTAATAGTAATCTCTGAGTACTTTCCTTGGCTGCTTTATCTATTTTTAGATTGTCTAAAACCCATATTTTTTTATGAAATGGGAAATTGTTTAATTGTTTTTTCTGATATTCCGTTAGAGTTAATCCTACAACTGCCAATCCATTTTTAACCATCATCGCATCTATAGCACCTTCAAACAAGAACAAATATTCAATATCAGAATCTACTCTTTCTATACCAAAAAGCGATTTATCGCAACCAACTTTATTCAAATATCTAGGCTCTGATCCATCCAATGCTCTTGTCTGATAAAATACTATCTTTTTATCAAGATCGTAATATGGTATGCATAGTCGGTTTTTGTGAAAATTGTCTGTTAAACTTATGAAATAAGAAGAACTCTTGTTTACTGCCGTGTTTAATTTTCTCTTTTCAATATATTCTAAAGCATTTTTAAAACTTTTATCATTTCCATAGAATATTTTTTGTTGAAGATCGTTTAAATTTATAGAATCGTGGGGAAGTGGTGTTATTTTTTTAACAAATTTATTTTTATTATTCTCTAAAACAATTTCACGCGAAAAATCATTAGAAAATGCTTCTTGATGTATTTCGTCCTTTGTCATACCAGACACTTGATACAACCAAGTATATATATTCCATGCTTTAACACAATTAAAGCAATAGAAACTATCAGATTCTGGATAAAGAAACAATCGTTTTTTCTTCAACCAAGACTTGCCTTCTCTACAAACAGGACAGGACGCATTATAGGTTTTAGTAAATTTACTATATGAAGGACTGCCAGAATACGTATAGAATTTTTCTAAAACATAATTGCTAGGTATTTTATTCACATAAATACGCTATCACTTTTTTAATTATTTGTCAATAATCGAAATTTTCATTGCCGTAATCTCCTTTACGGCTTCTTCTCCATGAAGGTGTGTTCCCAGCATCTCCATATTCCTCGCTGCCCTGTCTACCAAAAGTATCTTTAAAGGTAGAAGAAACATCGGAATCTGCTTCTAATGGATTTTCTTCAAAATCATCATCAGTGTCTAATATATTAGTCATATCAGAATCTTCAGAAGCAACGAAATTATTACCTTCCTTTTTTATTAAACCTTTTTGTAGTAAAGAATCTGTAATGCCTTCTGGATCATCAAATGTTTCTGATAATTCTGAAATAGATGTAGGATTATCTGCTTGTTTTATAAACTCATAAACAGCGGATTCAATTGAGGTTAGTCCTTCGATATCAAATACAGGTTTTTGATCATCAGACATCTCTTCAGATTCTGAAGAAGTGTCGATAGAATTTGATTCTCCGGTCTTAATTAATTCATATTCTTTATGAAGAATTAAATTTCTAATGGCTTTAGTCAATCTTTCGTTGTATGTTTTTCTTCTCGGTCCCTTGTCTTGATATGCCCTATCGACTACACTCATAATCGAATCACTCAATTCATCAAAAGATGATGGATTGTTTTCTGTGATATTGGAAACAACACCGCTAACAATACTACGAATTTCTTCTTCTGTAAGTCCTGCATATCGCGGACTACCAACCCAACTCTTCAAGATAATATCAAAATCTCCTGCATTTAATTTTTCTAACATCTTTTCGGTGTCCACACCAATACTAGAATATTTAGAAACTTTTGACATTCGACCTTCTGATAACATATCACTGATAATACTTTCGGCTAAAACATTAAATCTCATATAATATTATTTATCTTTAGGGTGTCCAAATATCAGAAATCAGACTCTGATCTTCTCCAAATGCTTTTCCCTCTGGATTGATATACAATTCGGTTAACTTTACTCTTTCTTCCGGACTTCCAAAAATTTCAATGATTGGAGGGCTATCATCAGTAGGAAATACTCTACCATCTTGCTGATGATATGATTTTACAAAAGTTTTAAAAATATTATCAATTTCTTCTCTATAAATTAAATCATCGTCTCTCAATTCTCCCTTTTCAAATTCTACAGGAGAAAATTTTGTTATCGGAAAGAAAAATATAATATCAAAAGTTTTTAATGCTTCTCTGATAGTAATTCTACATTGATCTAAAAATTTCTCAGAAACCTTATCGTTCAAGAAGAGCCAAGAAGAATATGCTAGGTTATCTACAATACAACGATCAAAAATAACATTATCACTTCTTGAATATTGTTGAGATTCATCCAACAAAGCATCTAATATTGCCTTTTGACTTTCCTCTGTTCCGTTTTTGGAGTGAGGTAGGTTTTTATCTTTAATAAAATCCCTATATGTTTTTTCAGGTGTTTTGTAAGAAGGCCATTTTTTAAGAAAATCTTTAATATAAGTTGATTTTCCTTGGCAAGAAGTTCCGGATACAGATATTTTCATAAATTAGATATATTTTCTACTATTTCGGGGAAAAAGTCAATAATTTTTTCAGAAAATTCATCATGATATTCTTTATCATTAAGTAAAAATATATTTTCTGTTAAAATATTTGGATGTTTTTTTCTTAAAAAGACTCCAATATCAACTAAATCACTAGCATTGTCGATATACCAACGTGCATTTACTGACGTTGATCCTGAGAACAATACAGACTCTAATATTAGTTTATATTGCTCTTTTGTTAAATTTTCAATCGAATATGCTTCCATTTCTTAATGCTAACAAAGAAATAAAAAAAATCAAATTATTCTTCAGTAGAAGGAACAAACTCTTCGTCGTCTAATAAAGACATTAAAGAATTTTCAGAAAATTTAAGTCGTTTTAAATCATCACTATCTACTTTAATTTTAGATATTTGTGTTTGTTTTTCTAAATTATTTGGATATGAATTGTATAATGCTTTTTTTAATGCTTTTAATAGTGTTTTATATTTTATAGTATCCAAAGCAACCTCATCTTCTTCTGGAAGAGCAGATGAAACTTCTGAATCCATGCTTGTTGGAGTAATGTCACTGCCTTCTTGGGGAGGCATGTCGGGATTTTCTTGTTCGTTTAATACGGAATTTAATAATTTTAGAAATTTGCTCATTTAAATATTATTTACCCTAACGTTGAGGTAAATATAGATATTAATATATGGCTTCAAAAAAAATTAGTCAATTACCATTAAACACTTCAAGTTTACCAACAAATGCTGTTATAATAACAAATATAGGAGGTGTTACGTATCAATCTCCTCTTTCTACATTAGGAGATCCTTCTCCGTATAAATTTTATGATGCAAATAATTATTCTATTATTCCAAAAATAGGAAATAATAGTGCTTCTGGATATGGTTCAAATGTAGCGGGTGGTTATGGTAATAGTGCTTCTGGATATTATTCAAATGTAGCGAGTGGTTATTGTAATATTGTTTCTGGATATTATTCAAATGTAGCGGGTGGTTATGGTAATAGTGCTTCTGGATTTTATTCAAACGTTGCTGGTGGACGTGCTAATACTGCTTCTGGTTACTATTCAAACGTTGCGGGTGGTTATGGTAATAACACCAACAATCAATGCAATACGTTTATATTAGGTTCTAATATAACAGCATCACAACCAAATTATACATATGTTAATAATTT